CAGCTGGTATAAACGCTTAAAAGACGCTGAAAGAGCATGGAATACAAGGAGTATATAATTAGGAGGAATAATTATGAAAGTATTGTGTTGTAAAGCAACAGAAGAATGTCTTGAATTTTGTTTACACGCAAAACCACACGAACCTGATATCAATAATATGTATGGTAGTTGTACAAAATGGGGTGAGTGTGTTCCAAAAAATTCTGATGAATCAATAAAAGCTCGTTGCACTAAGGTAAAGGAGAATATATGATAAAGAAAACATTGAAAAATCCAGATATTAGAAAGGGCAAACCAAATCTAAAACTGTGCCCAAACCACTACCATTATACAATAAGCAGGGGCAGAACATGGAATTCAGAGATGCGTGGGCAAGCTATACGGGATAACGAGGGCTGGTATAAATAAAGGAGGAATAAAATGGCAGAAGTAGGTGAAATTGAATTTAATACAAAAGAAGCTGTTGTGCTAACACAAGGATGGCCACAACCAAAAACGAAAGAATCCTTGCTAGAAAGTAGCAATTCATTTACCAACAGCAACTCAATCAGGGCCGCTCATAATTTTAAAGTAGAACAAATGAATGAAGAGCTGATGAAGAAAATGGAAGAAGAAAAACTAGGCGTGCTATCCAAACAAGTTGGTGGAAGTCATTACAAACAATACAAAATCCAACCATATGAATTTTTCATAGCGAATCAAACACCTCATCATAAAGCAGCAATTATCCGTAGAATATTAAGGTACGACCATCCAACAGGTAAAGGATTGGAAGATCTACAAAAAATAATGCATGAAGTTGAGATGATTATCCAATTAGAAAATTGGGAAAGTACAGAGGAGTCTGAAATTGGCACACAAGCTAAGGAGAAAACATGTTAGTTCTGCTATTGAAAAAAGAATCCTCACATCTATGATTGTCTCAACACAGTTCAACCAAGAAATCGTTCATCTTTTAAACCTTGACTACTTCACTAATTCGTTTATACGGAAAGTAGCAAGGTGGTGTGTGGATTTTTTTCAGAGTTATGAAGTAGCGCCATTCAATCATATTCAAGATATTTTTAATGAGAAACAGGTTGAGTTGCCAGAGGAAGATGCCGATTTAATACAGAAAATACTAATAGATATCTCAACAAAGTATGAATTAGATCAAGGGTTGAATGTTGCATATAGTGTTGATCAGGCACTGAGGTTCTTTAAAAAACGCGAGCTTGAAATAACTAATGGAAATATTAAGATACTATTGGAGAAAGACGATGTAGATGGTGCGGAAGAACAACTTAACCAGTTTACTAAGATATCTAAGGTAACCGCAGGCTGGATTGATCCTTTTAACCCTGAGTATTGTGCTGAGGTTTTCCAGAGTAATAAAGCAATGTTCAAATTTCCTGGACAGCTGGGTACCTTCCTTGGAGGAATGGAAAGGGGGTGGCTAATAGCTTTTGCAGCAGGATTTAAAAAAGGGAAATCTTTTATGTTGCAGGAACTTGCCATAGCCGCAATCCAGCAGAGATTAAAAGTTGCTTTTTTCTCGTTAGAGATGTATCGTGCATCATCAAATGAACGTATATACAAAAGATTATTAGGAGCAGGTGCCGATGAGAGTGGTCCAGCAGTTTACCCTTGTTTTGATTGTGCTTGTAATCAAGATGGCTCTTGTAATAAACCAGAACGAACTAATGGTATCCCTCTTACAACAAATGGAACAAAGCCACCATTTTCTTACAATAGTAAATACACGCCCTGTACATACTGTCGAACTGAATGTCCAGAGGATTATCAATTAGCTTGGTGGAAAGAGCTTATCGAACGTCCTGCTTTTAATAAAACTAATGTGCAGAAACACCTTGATGCACTGTCTAAACTATATAGAAATAGTTATCGATTTAAAAACTATCCTCGCTTTTCAGCAAACACTTCTGACATAATCAGAGATCTTGATATCCTTGAACGAACTGATAATTTTGTACCTGACATCATAGTTGTCGACTACGCTGACATTCTTAAAACAGAAGATTCTGGTCCATCAACAGGGGTATCTCAATTAGATGATACATGGAAAAGTTTATCGAAATTAGCAGGAGAACGTCATGCTTTAGTTGTAACCGCTTCTCAGATAACAAGGGCAGGGATGGATAAAAAACAAGTAAAGGTGGGCGATACTGCCCTCTGGGTGGGCAAAACCGCACATCTAGATGTGTTTGGCACTTTGCAACAAACACCAGAAGAGAAAAAAGATGGCATAATGAGAGTGGGTTTAATGGCACATAGGTATGCTGATTTTGATGAAAATAGTAATTGTATGATCTTACAGAAATTAGATTATGGCCAAGTATGTCTTGATTCAGAGATAATGAAGTAAAAAACTGATTATTTTTAAATAAAATACATCTTTTTTCACAGAAGGTGTATTTTTTTGCGTTTTTAGTAGAAAAATGTGCTATAATAGAAAGTAAAAAAAGAAGTTCCTATTTTATAAGAACATTAAATAAAAAATAATTGCACTGAATTGAAAATAAATGAAAAAACGACTAAAAAATATGCTATAATAGAATTAAGAAGTGAGAAAGCCAACAACATTAACACTTCAACATTGAAAGGAGGTAAGATTATGTTAGCATATAGCGAAATTGATGACAAGGAGTTAAAAGCAATGTGTATTGAAACAAATTTAGCGGGGGTATTAGAAAATAATATTAAATATGTAGAAGTAAGTGGAGTACAATTGTATGATGACTTCATTGCTGCAATTGAAGGTTTAAATAAGGATCTTCAAGAAGAATTGCCCGACAAGGTTATCAATTACTATAATAAAGTGATGTTTGATGAAGAACCTGAAGAGGAACAAAAGGAATTAAATTTTGAGTCTGAAGAAGGTAGAGAAGAATTTGATATTCCTGATCCTGTAGATGTGGAAGACCATGATCCTATCACTGATCCTGTTGTTAAAGTAAAAGCACCACCTAACCCCGATCCTGTTATAAATGAGCAGGAAGGTGAAAAGGCAGAGCTTGAAGAAGTACCAGTCAGAAAGATAGCTCGGTTGTCTACAACTCCAATGACACCTAGAGTTGAAGACAGTAAACTCACAATCAATTTCAAGGAGCTGGATGTAAAAGAAGTTTTTGACTTGCCTGTAGTAGAGGATAAGGAAAAACTTGGAGTGGCTCGTAAAAAAGCAATGGCCTTTGCAAGAGAGAATGGTGCGACAAAAGGGCAGCTCTGTAACATTTCTAAGATCCTTAATCAGGCTGGTTATTATATGCGATAGCTTATATGGCAGTGGCGTGAATTGGCAAAGGAAGGCGACATGACAGAACAAGACAGCAGGATAGATCGTAACTACTTGCTTGAGGGCTGTATGAGCAAAGAGCTTGTCATTGGTTCACACATTCGGTCTGTTAGTGTTAAAAACGGATGTAACAGGAAAGTCAGACATACTGTTCCAGGTTCAAATCCTGGCTGCCATATTTAATAAAAAGGAAACTAATGATAGAAAGAACAGCAGAGCTTCTTAATGTAAAAGAGGACATGTTACAAGAATTTCAAGAATATGATCCTTTTGGCGACACAGAACTCACTGGTGTTATCTGTCGTCAATCGGATTATAGGTACGGAGCAATAGTTATCTTTAAAATCAATGAAGAGCTTTGTGAACAGATAATTTATTGCACTCCAAAACTTGAATATCCTTTTGATAAAAGTGGTAATTTTCATTGGCCTATTATTACTCAACTAGAAGTATGGGATAAGTTAGATGGCACAAATATCTTAGCGTATTGGTACAGTTACAAAAACGAGAAACGATTGACATACAAGACAAGGCTAACACCTGTTCTTAAAGATGGGAAGTATGGAGGTTTTCGATCAATGTGGACTGAGTATTGTAATGAAAACCCATGGATTAATCAAGTCATAGCAGAAAATCCATTATATAATTTATCTTTTGAGATGTATGGCACACGAAACCCAATTACAGTTACATACGATGTTCCCCTTGATGTGTCTTTGTTATTTGGAATTAGGCAAGAGGATCATGCAGTAAAACCCCCGTCACAATTACAAACACAACTAACTACTAAACTCCCAAAAAAGATACAAATTGATAACAAACGAGAACTAACAAATCTCTACGAGCAATTAAGAACTGACATGTCTACTCACAATGAAGAGGATGTCTTCTTTACTGAGGGAATGGTGCTTTATGCTTTCTGTAATCAACCCTCATGGCGTCAATTCAAGGCCAAGCCAGATGAGATCCAACGAATTCATTGGTCACATGCAGGTATTCCTTATCGTGAGTTATGGAATACAGTGATTAATTCTTTCGAGGAAGGGACATCTTCTTATGAGCATTTCCTTGAACTTCTTAAGGAGGAATACACTGATCAACAAATAGGGTTGTCTGAACAACGAATTAAAAAAGCCTTTATACAAGCGAAAGAGCAAGTTAAATTTAACGCAAAGGCTAATAAAATATGGAAAATAGCAAAGGAACAAGGATTTGATGTAACAAAAGATAAAGCACAGACTTTTCGTTTTATGAGCCAATTCTTTGAGAAAAAAGATATGAGGAAAGTAGGCACGACTATTTTAAAACAAGCTGGGCTGCTAAAGGAAAAAACAAAATGATCCCTTATTACAAGACTAAAAAGGGTGTTCTCTATTATGGGGATGCTCTTGATATTCCTACAAGAATTAAGCCAAACAGTGTTCATTGTGTTGTGACAAGTCCTCCATATTGGGGGAAGGTAATTCATGGTATAGAAGGAGAACTTGGGTTAGACGAAACACCATTGATATATATTGATAAATTAGTAAAGATTTTTAGGGGAATTAGAGAAGTTTTACATCCAACTGGTACTGTGTGGCTTAATATTGGGGACACAAATTGTGTGCCAAGTACAGTACGGGAAACAGTGTTGGGAATGAAGCCAGGAGTTCCATCAAAAAATAGAATTGGAATACCATGGAAAGTAGCATTTGCACTACAAGATGATGGATGGCATCTCAGATGTGATAATATCTGGTGGAGGTGTTTGGCTGAAAATACTAATCTATTTGTAAAACAAAAAGGGCAGTATAAATTTTTAACAATAAAAGAAGTATTTGACAATTATGATGACACACATATTCAAACCAAAAATAGGCGAGGGGAAGATATATGGGTTAGAATAAAAAAAGTATTGTATAATGGGAAACAGCAAACGCAGAAAATAACTACTAAAAGTGGGCGGTATTTATACGCCACTAATAACCATAAAGTAGTATATAAGAAAACAAGCAACAAAGGTAAAAAAGGCTCTTACCAAAGGCTAAAAACGAAAAAAATTCGTGATTTAAATAGTACAGACCGCCTTCAAGTTAATACAAAAATTAATATTGACATTCCTAATGGAAGTAAGGATGATTTCACACATGGATTTATATTAGGTTTTTATGTTGCTGAAGGTACAAAAATAAAAAGTAGGTCAAAAAAACCAGAAAATAAAAATAAATTTGTGGGGGTACAACTTTCATGTGGTTTACGCGATATTGAGCGCGGATATATTGATATTATTGAGAGTAAATATAAAATAAACAAATATATATATGGGAGTAATTTACATATACGTAGTTTTGACAAAGCATTTGTTAATTTAATTTATTCGTATATTCATGGAAATACTTGTAAAGAGTATAATTTTTCAAATAAGGTATTTAATACATCATTACAATTTATAAAAGGCATAATTCATGGATTTTCGGCTGGTGATGGATATAAGGAAGAGAACATTGGTAGGTGGAGATTTAATTTAACACCAAATGAAAAGTTAAAAGACCAGTTTGAACTGATGTCTAATATTATTGGGTATGATTTTAGATTTGAAGGATATAGAATTGCAAAATCACCTATCTGTAAAAATTGTTTAGAGATGATGTTTTCTATCAGATATGAAAAATTTTATAGGAAAAAACTCAATAACATTATTGATGATCAAATAGATACAATAGAGAATAATGGTATACAAGAAACATATGATGTTGAATTGGAACCATTGTATACAGGGCGTGTTGGTAATCAATATAAATACACAGTATGTATTACAAAAGATGAACAAAAAGCGAAATATAATAACTTATATTTTTTAGCTAATGGAATTTGGGTCCATAATTCCAATTCCCCTCGTGAGCCTGTTAGAGATAGGCCAACATACGAACATGAATATGTATTTTTGCTGACAAAAAAACAACATTATTTCTATGATAAAATTGCTGTTGAATTGCCTTATCACGGACATTATGCAGGGAATCGTAAGAAAATAGTTGAAGAAAGTGGTGGTATGTTTAAAGGAGGGCATAATATTAAAGCTGAACTCACCGGTAGAAATTTAGGTTCTGTTTGGAAAATTCCAACACAGGGTAGAACTGATTCACATTATTCTGCATTTCCAGATGAGTTAGCAGCAAGGTGTATTAAGGCAGGAACATCATTGAAAGGGTGTTGTAGTAATTGCTACGCCCCAATAGAACGAGTAGTAGAACGCAAAGACAAAGCAAGTCCATGGAAAACGATAGGCTGGGAACCTACTTGTAAATGTGATGCTGGTGTTATGCCTTGTATGGTACTTGATCCATTTATGGGTAGAGGGACTGTTGCATTAGTGTCAGAAACATTAGGTAGAAATTGGGTTGGCGTGGAATTAGGCGAAGATTCATGTGAACTTATAAGGCAAAACCTGACTAATAGAAAGGTTGGATTATTGCCATCAACTAAAGTACAGGATGGTTTGTTTAAAGGGGATAAAATAGATACTGCTTTAAGATAGGAAAAGGAGGATTATTATGGGGTACGAAAATGTTAATACGCAAGAAGATGTGAATATATGTTTAGATAAAATAGAAAAAAGACTTAAATATTTAAGACAAAAGGTTAACATAGAATTTACTAGAATGGAACGAGAAGAAATAACGAGGTACAGAAGAACACATAAAACCCCCTTTTTTTATACACATGAAAATGAAGGTGAGCAGAAAATTAGGGAGAAATACGCAGCGCATCCTTTACAGAAAGAGCTAAATGCTGTAAATAAATGGCTTTATCGCAAGTCTAATTCATGTAATAGTTGCGGACCATGGATGTAATAGTAGTTATTAATTTATAAAGAAGTACTACTATGGGTACTTTAAGATAGGAAAATAATGGATAACTTTAAAGATATACCCGTATTAAAAAGCACAAGAATAAATTTTGATAAATTGGATAGGCTTAGACAACAACGATGGCACCAATATGCAAACTATACTTATCGGTGTAATAAACACGATACTTTTTTCTGCCTTGATAAAGAACCTTGTTGGCAATGCTATAGTGAATGTGAAGAAATTATATAAATTAAAATAGGAAAAGAGGACAATGAAATACTTTATAACAGGAACGCATGCTTATGGACCAGCAACTGAAGATAGTGATTTGGATATTGTATTAATGACAGATGCCGCAAATCAAATTGCAGATTTTCTACATACACATGGTATAAAAACATATCAAACAGAAAAGCAAGAAGCTTATGATGATGGGGGATTCTATTTTGATCTTCTTGGTATTCAAATAAATATTATAATAGTAGCAGACAAAAAAGATTTCTATATGATGATGGGGGATTCTATTTTGATCTTCTTGGTATTCAAATAAATATTATAATAGTAGTAGACAAAAAAGATTTCTATACATGGAACAAACGAACAGAGAGAATGAAGGAGTTTGAACCAATAGAAGATAGACAACAACGAATTGATTTCTTTAATAAATAGTAAAAGGAGAACAGTAAATGAAAATCAAAAGATCAGAACTATTAGAAGCATTGAACGCTGTGAAGCCTGGATTAGCTACTAAGACTGTTGTACAGCAAATGGAACATGTTATATTCACAGGGCAGGATATAGTCACCTACAACGAGCAGACAGGCATCTTATACCCATTTGAGACAGACTTTGAGGCATCAGTAAACTATAACGACCTCTATAAAATCATAACCAAGATCAAGAAGGATGAGGTTGAACTCACAGTAGAGGAATCTGAATTATTGATTACCACAAAGACTACTAAGGCAGGTCTAGTGACAATGACCACAGATGAGATTGATGAAAGTCTTGATGGTTTGATTAATCAACTACCAAATGAGGTGAATGGACTTGATTGGCAGGACATACCAAGTGATTTTATAGATGGCGCGCTACTATGTATTCCTGCAGTATCACAAGATCTGTCACAAGGTACATTGGCTTGTTTATACATCAATAATGATAATTTAATATGCACTGATAACCAGCGAATAAGTTGGTATAAACTAAAAGAGCCAGTAAATTACGAATTCTTTATCAGAGCTGGAACAATTAGAGAATTAGCTAGTTTTGATATCAAGCGACTGTGTGTGTCGGAGTCATGGATACATTTTATCACTGACAAGGACGTGGTATTCTCAACAAGATTGATTAGAGGGAAGTCTTTTGATTATTTCTTAGATATGTTTGATGGGTTTAAAGGAACTGCTGTAGAATTACCGGAAGGATTGAAAGCATTGGTAGACTCCGCAGCTGTTATGGCAGAAGAGGGTATTTATAGAAATATGCGTGTGACAATACAAGAAGGTGAAATGGTTTGCGCAACTCAAAATGCACGTGGTTGGATTGAAGAACCAATACCAATTAAATACGACAAGAAAACACCCATTGATTTTCAAGTTAGTGCTATATTCTTACAACAAATTTTAAATTTACCTTTGAAAATGACAGTTGGGAAAGGTAAGTCTTTATTTGAATCTGGTTCATTTAGACATATACTATTGCATAGGGTTAAGAAGGAGAAGGAGGATGGATGAAAGCATCAGAATTGATTAGCGAATTACAAAGAATGATTAAAAAACATGGTGATCTTGATTGTGTACGACAAGATCTTGATAATTATAGTTGGTGTGATTTTGATGTTGAAAATATTGAATGTATTATGGATTACAAAGATGAGCCTATTTTTAGGGTGGAGTAAAAAATATGTGCATTTATAATGGAGTCATAGATTGCTTTATAGAACTTCGCGGAAAGCGAGCGCCGTCAAACCAGAATATATTTGATATCCCACCCAATAAATTTACATGTAAATTATGAGGGCATTCTTTTTCTGCTACGTTATTCGGAGTTTGTTTATTAGCTTTGTTTGGTACAGGTGATAGGACATATAAAGAAGTAAAAGAAGAAATGAGAGAACACTTAATAATAAGACATGGTATTAATTTGGGGAAAGGATAGCCTATCGGAGAAGCGATGAACCTATATTTTTGGAAAATCAGAAAAGTCAATCAAGATTGGGAGGTTCGTAGAATTGGGAAACATATTCATTTAGGTGGGGGGTTATTTCACCAAATATGGAGATGCCTATTATTTAAAAAACCCAATAGTAGTAGAAAAGGATAACTAAATGCAACAAGGATTTTTCACACCAGAAGAATTGGAAGAAAGAACGCAGATAGAGTTTGACTTTGATGAAGGTCCGAACTGTCAGCAGTGTGGCTTGTTCAGGAATTGCCAAAGCCCTAAGATGAAGTATACTGGGCAAGGCGAGAAGGGTGTGCTCATAATTGCGGAAGCTCCTGGCAAATCTGAGTCAGAAAACTGGCGACAACTTGGGTATAAAGAACCAACACAATTAATTGGTGATGCCGGGCAACTTTTGAGGCAAGAGCTTAAAATTCTCAAGCTGGATTTAGACCGAGACTTTTGGAAAGTGAACGCCATAAATTGCAGGCCCACATCCAATACAGGCGTGAACAGACCGCCAACCAAGACTGAAATTAAGTATTGTAAACCATTAGTTGATAAAACTATCAAAGAACTAAACCCAAAATTTATCTGGCTTATGGGGGGTAAAGCCGTTGAGTCAATGTATATGGGCAGATTCAGCAAACTTGCAATCAATCGATGGCGAAAGCTGTGCATACCTGACAGAAAAACAGGT